AAGTAACAGCAGAGTTTCAATGTCGGATGCCGTCCATGGACGGGCAATGCGAGGTTTTTTCACTTTGCTGTTTGTCTTCATGTCTTAATGTCCACAGGGCAGGCCTTCGCCTGGTTCGGGTTCACGTTCCACGGGCGCGCCGCAGCTGCCGCAGCGCTTGAATTGCTCCATGGGAGCAGCCGGGTTTTGCGGGGCAGCTTGCTGCTGTTCGTTATGGGGTGTCATATGGTTCCTTGCTGGGGTATCAGCACAGCGCGCGATACGCACTCTGCTCATAGCCCATGAAAAAGCCCGGCGCGGGGCCGGGCTTCTGTATGGGTGGTGGGATTAGTCTCGCGATGCCACCGAGGGCTCTCCGTTGAGCACCTGCAGGCCGGTTTCCTTGGCGACGTGTTCGCGCAGCTGTTTCACTGCATCCTCGATCACCTTGTGGGGGCGAATCAGCTCCAGCCAGATCACCAGTTGGCCGCCTTCCTGGATGCGATAACGAAAACGCACGTCCTGGCGGTACTTCTCGCCGTTCTCGAATACCGGCACACCAATGGAGAACTGCTCGGGGATGGTCATGGTGCCCTTGACGGCGGTGCCGTTGACCTCCTCGTCATAGGTGAACTCGGCAGAGCCGTTGGGCAGGCGCACGCTGCTCTTGAAGTTCACCTTCTTGGTGGCTTCGAGGGTGCGGCAGATTTCCAGCAGGGTGGCGCCATCGGGGCTACCGGGCTCGCCGGCCGCTGTAGCGATGTAGACCACATCAACCATGTTGGTTTCCAGGAACTGGGCCATGTCCAGCTGGTTGAGCTTCTTGGCATCAATGCCCGTCCAGGCCTTCCACTCGGGCGACAGCGGCGCGTCGTACTTGGCACGGTGGTCGCCCCAGCCCGCGCCCTCGGCGTGGTGGTTGAACACAGCCGTGAAGGTGGGAGGGTTGATGGTGGAGAAAAGGCGCGTGCTGTCGTTGGACTGGTCCTTGACCACGGCGATGAACGATTCAGCATCGTTGAGCTTGGTGGTGCCGCGCTTGCGAGTTGGCGCCTCCAGCTTGGCCGAAAGATCGTGGACAGCATAGCCGCCCGGCAGCAGCACCACGGGGGTGCTGCCGACAAGGCGAGTATCTTGGTGGGAGGCAGCCAGTGTATCTACTGCGGCTGCTTCGGTCTGGGTGTCATTCAGGTCCATTGTTTGCTCCTACGTGATGGACGGTTGGGGGATGGGGTTAGTGCACAGCGCGCAGCGGCTCGGGTGGGCCATCCTTGGGCGCCTGGCGCAACTCGGTCTGTGCCTTTGCTTCTTGGTCGGCAGTGCGCAGGCCGTCCAGCGTCTGCTGGCGGGGGTTCTCTCGCTGCAGGTTGTTATCCGGGGTGGCGAACAGAAGCGTTACCCCGCGTGTCGGCTGCGGCAGCTTGATCTTCACGTCGGTGTCCAGCTCAATCTGCCCAGCGCTGCCACCCAGCGGCTTAATCTTGATCTTCAGCGTCAATTCGCTGCCTTTTCCGGTATCGGTGCTCGCATGCACCATGTCATTGAGCGCGTCGGTCAGCTCCTCGCCGAGGTCGGGGCAGGCTGCCAGAAAGTCGGCAAACGCTTTGCGCTTGGCTTTGAGGGTTGGGTTTACAAGTTTTTGAGGCATATCGCATCCAAAGAAAAAGCCCGCTATCAGCGGGCGTTGAGGGGAAACCAATATCAGGAGGTGGCCGGAAAATCGATGACCAGGCCGGCGAGGTGCTGGACCATGGCTTCGCGGATGGCAGGCAGATCGCAGGCGCGGTACAGCTTGGATGCTTTCTCGGTGGCCACATGCGGAAAGCCCAGCTGCGCCAGGCCGGCGGCGTCGATGCTCAGCGGCGCGATCAAGGTCTTGATCTGGCCCAGGGTGACGCGTGCAGCTGGATCCACTTCCGCGGCCGGCGCGCAATCCGTGCTGCTGGCAGGCGCTGCTGGTGCCGCAGCGGCGGCGTGCGCCGGCGCAGGTGCCGCCACCGGTGCTGCTGCAGGTGCCGCTTGCGGCGCGGGCGCCATGGCCTCACGCTGGCGGGCCAGCTCGGCGGCCTGCTCGTCCAGCAGGCGCTGCTGCGCGGCCAGCTCGGCCGCCACGCGCTCGTTTTCCACCCGCTGAGCCTCGGCAGCGTCAGCTGTGCGGCGGTCTGCCGCCATCTGCTCCAGGCGGGCGATGGTCGCGGCCTTCTCGCCGGCGGCGCGCTCGGCGAACTCCTCGAAAACCGCAGCGCTCACGTCGATGCCGCGCACGTAGGTAATGCCCGCCTCGATGCGCTCCACCGCCAGGCCGCGCGCCTTGTCCGAGTAGCCGGCGATGGTGGCGATGGCATCGGTATGTTTCTGCACGCGCTCTGCCTCGGCCTTTTCCTTGGCGGCTTTCTCGTCGGCCAGCTTCTGCTCATGGGCCTTGATCTGCTTGTCGATCGCAACCTCTGCGGGCTCCACGATGGCGATCAGGCG